ATCTCTACTTCTAAATTTTCAGACTCTTCTATATTCTGTGCTTCTTCATTCATTCTTTACTCCTATAAAGATTTAATATCATCTGGATCAAGGATCTTAGCGATCACCTCATCATCATTAATAATGCGAACCTCGTTATCGTCTTCTAATCTAAAACGAGTTCCTGCATATCTACCGATTAAAATCCAGTCACCCTTTTGGCACCATGGATCATCACCATACTTATTATCTTTATAGGCTAAATTACCTACTTTTAAAACATAACAGATCACCGTTGATAGAGCTTCTCTATCTACAGTTTCTTTTACTAGCTGTATACCACCATCTGACATACCTTTCCCTTTATATGGTAATACAAGTATTCTCCATCCAGCAGGATCTGGCATTCTTTCAAGTAGTGATTTGTCTAGTAGTTTTGGGTCGAGTACCCTTTGATCTGAACTTATGAAGGCGTTGTCTAACTCTGAAGAATCTTCAGACTTTTTCTTTGCAACTTCTTCCTTATGCTTTTCAAATTTTGTTTTTTCTGCGACTTTGTCATTCATCGTTGTCATCCATTTGCAGCGTTTCTCTTAAATCTTGTTGTAGGGAACGAATCGCTGATAACTCTCCCATAAGATATTTGTAATCTTCCATTGATTTTATATTGCCACTAGCAATAATGTCAACAGTATTTCTCTCTCTATCTCGCAAAGTTTTAAATAAATACTCTGCTAGTCTTATTCCGTCCAATTAGCTCTCTCCTAATTTTCAACTATTATTAACGTCTACCCCTTCCTCCCATCATAGGCATCATAGGTAAACTCGGTCTTTGTAATCTTGGTGGCGGTGTTGCTATTGGCCCAGGCATCGGCATTCTAGGTTGCATTGTTTCAGGCATCATAGGTTCGGGCATCATAGGCATAATTTGTCTTATTAACTCTTCGGGTAGTTCCTGTATTACTTCAGGAGGTAGCTGAGGAAGTATCTCTATTAACTGCTCTGGAGGTAACTGAGGTAGAACTTGTTTTATTTGCTCTATTTGAGCAGGTGGAACAGGTGCTTGTATAGGTTCCTCTCTAGGCATCTGTCTAGGTATTTCTCTAGGCATCTGTCTAGGTATTTCTCTAGGTACTTCTCTAGGTACTTCTCTAGGTACTTCTCTAGGCTCACGCTCAAATGAAGGAGGTGCTATTCTTCTAGGAGGTGCAACTGGTGGAGCTATATCTCTAGGAATCTCTACAGGAGTAGCTATAGGCGGAACTATAAGTTCTTCTCTAGGTGGAGATATGTCTCTAGGCGGAGCTATGTTTCTAGGTGGTGCCATTGGTGGAGCTATATCTCTAGGCTCACTTTCAGAACCACCATCTTGACCAAATCCTAGTGGAGGAGGCATAGGAGGTCTCATTCCTCCTCTTTGGTCTTCTATAGGCTCTTCTCTAAATACAGGAGGTCTTCCTATATCCATAGGAGGTTCTGGCATAGGCATAGGTCTATCCATTGGAGGTGCTATGTCCATTGGTGGCTCAGGAGGAGGTGATTGTATAGGGCCTAAAGATGGTATTTGTCTTGGGTCTTTATAATTTGGTGACAAAGGATCGTTAGATCCGCCAACTACTTGGTTGTTAAGATCTTGAATGAAAGGACTCTTTTCAGCAGGCGGGACAACTGGTTCTAGTTCTGGTCTAAACTTATCTCTCATATCATCAAGTTGTGATGCAGAGAATCTATCATCAAAGTCTGTAACGCTAGGTAGTCCGCCCCTAAAGTCTCCTGGGTTTTGTACTGGAGGTACACCTGAACCTGGGATTCCTGCAGCTGGATTAAAGTCTGCTGGAAGCTCTGGTCTTGAAGGAGGCTGTGGCATCTGTATAGGCTCTTGTATTGGAGCTGGTATATTATTTATATTATCAAAATCTAAACCGCCGTTAAATATACTGTCCATGTCTAAAGCATTTAACTGATTACGCATCTCGTCTGACATCTCATAAGGGATATCTTCTACTGGTGGTGCCATTGGTGGTTGTGCTATATCCATAGGTGGCATTATAGGAAAAGAACCATCGTCAAATCTAGGCGGCATTGGAGGCATAGGTGGAATGGCAGGGCCTCCTGTTATTGACGGATCAGGCATAGGCATAGGCATAGGCATATCTATAGGCTCAACAGGGCCACCAACAGGCATTGGCATAGGCTCTCTATCATCCCTATCCATTGGAGGCGGAACAAATATTTGGTCATCCCTAGGATCTTTTTGAGGTGGCAATCTTGGTAATTGAATTCTTTGTTTAGGCAACTGTCTTCTAAACATATCACCAATAGGATCGCCCATAGTATCTGTAGGCATGAAAGCTTGTTGCGGTTGCATTGGAGGTCTGTAACCTTCGGGAGTAAAATAAGCAGGGCCGCCTTGAATTAAGGTAGGTCTAGGTGCTTGTTGTGGTTGCATAGATCTAGGTATAGTAGCATCCGAATCTCTACCAGGTATGCCTTTTCTTTCTGCTACGCCTTTTCTTATTGCGTCAAATATTCCCATCAGCAAATTCCTTTAAACTTCTTACCTCTAAGAGCAGCACCGCCGCCTCTTGATTCACCGCCACCGTAACCTTTAGGTTGAGGAGCAGATCCGTTAGGAATCTTTTTAAGATCAGAGTAATTAACAGTACCTTGATCTTTAATAGTTACGCTTGCTTTTACATTTTTCATATTAATTTACCTTTTTTTAGATGCTCTATATGCCTTTGCCTTATCTAAAGCAATGGCAATAGCAGTCTTCTTTTTTCTGCCACTGTTAACCAATTCTCCTATATTAGCAGATATAGTCTTTCTACTGCTACCTTTTTTTAACGGCATACTATTTCTTTTTCTTTACCGCTACTGGTTTAACTTTTTTGTTAGCTACAGGCTTGGCCTTAGCCTTAGGCTCAGACTTAACTTTAACTTTTGGTTCTTCTTTTTTAGCCTTGACTTCGACTGCTGTTTTTTTGAGGAGTTTGTCGGCATCTTTATCTGCCTGCTTGGCGATAGCTTCGATGTCGATTTTTCTATCTGCATACTCATTGATGATCGTCCCATTGCCATTGTTTATTTCCTCTTCTTTTTTAAGCTCTTCTTTGTGAATAGCTTTCATTTTATTTCTAACTGAACTCATAATTAACCTCTCATTATATCCATTGCTTTAAATTGTGCTGATTGATCCATTCGATCTCTAGCTATGTTGTCTTTCATTGTAGCTATTTCTTTTTGAATTTCCAAACGCTGTTCTGCCAGCCTTGTATTATCCATAGACTTCATAGCATCAAACTCTTGTCTTTGTGAAAACTCTTCACGCTTACGTTGTACATCATCAGCTTTAATATCTAACTCTTTACCTCTTAGTTCTACTAAAGGATCAGGTTGCGGTTGAGGTGGCATAAACATAGCGTTTATCTGTTCAGTCAACTGAGCAATAACAGCTGCTATATCTTTAGCAACTTTGTCTTGTATCTCTTGCATGTATTGACCAGATACTTCTGGAGGTAGCTGTTGTATTTGTTGCATCATTTGTTGGAACTGTTGATCTTGTGCATTCTGTTCGTCCACTATCTCAGCTGCTCTAAAAGATACATGCTGATAAATATGTGATTGAATTAAAGATAACACCATAGGATTAGCTTGAGCAGTCATAGTTCCGTATAGGGACATATGAGAGTTAATGTGCGAATCGTGATCTTGCCCAGCAAATGCTTGAGCTGGCATACCTGATATCAAAGATGCGTTCTCATTAGCGGGATCCATAGGCATAGGCTGTGGCGTAGGCGGTAGAAGTTTCTCAACATCTTGAACACCCATTGCACCGTACATTCTTCTGTATGCTTCATGCAGTCCAGCGGGGCCATGTATTTCAGGATTACTTTGTACAGTTCTTAATATCTCTTGAGCCAACATAACTCTCTGACTCATAGAGAAAGTATTAGGATCTGATACAGGTAATACGTCTACTCTTTCATCAAAGTCTTGAGCCTTGATAGTTTGGTTTCCGTTAGCTGTGAAGTAAGGATAGTCTGGTGGTAAGTATTCACTAAATACTTTTGCTAGTATCTCAAATTCTATTCTTTGACTTGAGTGAAGTCTTTTATGAATAGCACTCATAACACGAGTACCACGTTCTAGTAGTGCAATCGTTGTTCCTACAGGAGCATTCTGATTTCCTTCACCAACTTGCGTATCAGCTATCGAAGCGAAACGCCTTCCACTGTCAACCAAGATACCCAGGAGAGAGAGTAGGGTTTGGCTTGGCTCCTTAAAAGGTAACGGTACAAAGGCATCTCGCAAACTTCCGCCAGGGGCATCCATGTCTCTGAACTCACCAGGTTGTAGTGGTTGATCATCATTACGAATACGAATACCACGGGCTTTAAATCCAGCAGGTAGATTAGATAAAGTACCTGCGTCAATTAACTGTCTTAAGATAGATGTTGATGCTTTAGATAGGCCGCCTATCATGTGAGTTAAACCAAAGCCATAGAATCCTAAGCCTGGTAAGAACTTATAGTGAACAAAGTAGTTAATACGTTGCTTTAATTGATCTGTTTCTTTGTAGTTTCTACGTATAGATAGGACTTTATCATTAGCTATAGTAATGATATAAGGTAGTTTTATACCTGTTTCTTCGCCTTCTGAGTCTAAATCTTCATAACCTGGGACATCTAACTCAGTATGAACCTCATATACTTTACAAGTATCATCATCGTCATAACTAGGGCTAACGCCTTGTATTTCATCTATTTCTTCCTGTACTTCATCAATATCATCTAGCATGTTGCCAGAGGATACATCTACGTCACGATAGAAGCCTATTTGCTGTAGCTTCTTAACGTCATTCATTGACATATCAATGACATGAGTAATTCTTGTAGCACTGTGTAAGTCAGTAGCAGAGTAAGGAACGATTAAATCTTCACTAGGTATGAACTTTGATACAGCTCTTCCTAGATTCTGATCGTAGTAAACTTTTCTAAAAGCAGAACCCGATAGCGGTAGATAGAATAACATCTGATCTGTCTCAGAATCGTACTCTTTCATAACCTGCATAAGCTGGTAGTTCATGAACTCTTGTACACGTGCTGCCTGTTGTTCTGTTTCGGCATTAGACATACCTATTACTTGGGTCTTAACAGGCCCTTGTGATGGTAGTATTTCGTTGTAAGCTTGGGCTTGGAACTGAGTAACGGATTCGGCTAAAAGCGGGTGCATAACTCCAGAGGCACCTTCAAACGGCTGGGATCTTTCCTCGTACTTCATACCTAGGTATTGAAGACCCTCTTTGTATGTCTTCTCCCAGTCAGATCTTGATTCTTTATCCGAATCAATACTGCCCATAAGATCATCCATAAGGCTGTTTAGCTCAGAAGACTCTACTTCCTCAGCTAAGTTAGCATAGAAGTCTGTATCTTCCATCGGCGGAGTTGCTTCACCGAACATGATGTTTCCATCTTCCATTTCCTCGAAGCCTTCGAAGTCAGGATTATCTTCTTGAATATCTACTTCTACCTCTACTTCTTCTTCCTTTGAACGATCACGAACTCCTAGTTCAATTTGATCTTCAAAGGTAATAGCCTTATCTATGTCTGCCATGTTAATCCTTTATTAGTTTTCCTAGCTCTCTCTTCATCTCTTCAATTTCTTTAGAATCTTTGTTATAAGCTTTGTTGCTTATGCTTGAAGAATCTTGTTGAAGTCTTCTTTCTTGATTTTGTATTTTGGTCTTTAGTTTATCAATCTTAGGGGCTTTAGCTTTTTTTACAACTTTTTTTA